TTTAAGTCAAGTACTTCTGGAATCTTATTAGTCTCTTTGAGAAAGAAAGCACACATAGGTTGCTCTCCCTTTTCAAGTGGTACGGCCAACACATGACCAAACTTTAACTTGGGCACATACCATTTGACTTCTTGGTAAATGTTAATGACTTCTACTTTTTGCCACTCTGGTTTGTATCCGTTGATGGGATTAAACACAAACGCACTAAAGCCACGATCATTCAAACTCATGACATTGATAACCTCTGGTTCGCCGTGATCAGGTTCTCCAATGATCAATGACCAATCAAGTGGAACCTTTAGTTCATGTTTGCCTATTCGTAATACTGCGGCGGGGCAACTGAAGCTTTCCAAGAAGACCAGGGGTACAAACATATAGTCAACATCAGAACTGTTGCTGTAGTCAAGTACTCCATATCGAAGATCCTCATCAATCTCCTCAGGCAACCTGTCCAAGTCGTATGTCTGATTGTTTACTGTTAAAATGTTCATTTATAAATTACCTTTTCTGTTTGGTAGGGATAGTTTGCTTCTTCATAAAACTTCTTACGTTTGGCTAAATGCCGTTTAGCAAACTTTGCTGTACTTGTGATGTCCCATATCTGGACAAAATCTTTATCTTGCGCTTTTCTAATGCCTCGGCCAATACTTTGAATAACCCTGACAAAACTCTTTCCAGGTTCAACCAAAACCAGGTTAAAAATTCTAGGTATGTTAATGCCAACTGAAGCTACACCATATGTGGCCACAATGACTTTGTTGTCTGATGTGGTAACTTCATCGTATTCATCTTTCCTGTCTTTGCTTTTCATTGCTCCACTGACAAATACACTATCTGGCAAACGTTCAACCAACATCTTACCCGACGCAATACGATCAACTAATACAAGTGTGTTGCCTGTTTTACTAATTGCATCAATTGTTTTGGCCAGTTCATCTATGCGCTTTTCATTGGACGTTAGATAAGTCAATTCTTCTTGGTAAGTCTTGTACTCAACCTTGTCATCAAACTGTAGCACCTTGACATGGCAGTTGGATAACACACCAATGTCTTGTAGCTCACTAGCCTGTAGTCTGTGTAGCACAGGACCCAGACATGCCAACAAACTAATGTACTCATGTTCTTCTTTTGGGATGGTGCCAGTTAGTCCCCAACGAATTGGTATGTGTGCAAATGGACCTGTTAGCATTGTACGCAGGACATCTGCCTTGGCCATGTGTACCTCGTCAACAATAACAGCAATAAGACCTTCTGTAATTGCTTCTATTCCAATGGCACTGAGACCTTCCTTGCTACGTTTGATAAGTGTGTTGATACTTTGCCATGTTGCAATGGTATGTGTATGTCCAAGATCTTTCTCATCACCAAAGTACACACCAACATCCAAGCCCATGTTGACATAATCAGCATGTGTTTGTCTAACTAAATCTTTGTTGGGTACAATGACAACTGTACGCCCAAACGGTTCACAGCACAGGCTCATGGCCGCGGTCATTAGTGTTTTACCTGCGCCTGTTGCAATCTCTTGAACACCATGTGGGTTGGCAAGATAACGATTGATACACTCTACCTGGTAGTCCCTGATTACAATAGGCTGACCTTCTGCAGGGTGTCCCTTGGGCCAAACGATGTGACTAAAGGTGCTTTCGGTAACTTCCACAAAATTCAAATTGTGCTGTTGCCTGTTGTCTTCTATTTCAATTTTCCAACCCTCATCATCTAAGATTGGCAGTATCCTGTCCAGTAAGTTGATGTAAGTGGAACCAGCTGTGGTAAAAAAGCCAATCTTACCATCCCATCTTCCCAAGCGGAAAGCAGGCACGTGATAAGCATAAGGCAATTGATACTTTAGTTTTGATTCACATTTGCGACGAGTGCTAGCATCCAGTTCGTGGAACTTTACATTTACTTCGTCTTTGATTTCTAGTCTTGTTATTCCTGGCATAGTATCTATAATAACACACTCCGCCGGCAATGTATAGTCATATTATGCCAAAGCGGAGAAACTGATAGTGGAGTTAAATATACTTATTGTAAAACCATGGGTTTTTTGAGTAGGCCTAAAAATATATTTTGGCCAAAAAGAAAGGGTTCCTAAGAACCCTTTCCCACCGACCACATTCCACGCAAATAGTCAGCTGTCGGTAACTTTATGCACGTTTCATAACAGTGGTCTCTGCAAGACGCTTCCACTTGTCGTTGCCGGGACCGCACATCTTTTTCAAGTCTGCAATCTTAATAACTGTACGCAGGCTCAGTTCACGCAATTTGTCTTTGTTAGTGTCAACATACTCATACAATTCTTGCTTGGCACCTTCTTCAAACTCGTAGTGATCCAACATACCATCCAACATAATCTGTTTGATACGCAACATCTTGTCACGTGCCGTGTCAAGTGTCAAGTCCAGGTAGTGGCAACGGCTTTCCAAAGCACCTAGGTGATCTTTAAGCTTTGCAGAACGCACGTTCTCAAACTTAATGTTGGTGATAAAGATAGCAGAGCCCTTGAACTCGAAGCGATCTGGAACGCCTTCTGAACGCAACATACGGCTGTCGGTGTTCCAGCAAATTGTACGTTTCTTAGAACTGTCCAAAGCCGCTTTCAAGATGTTAAGTGACAGCTCGTCCATCAACACGCTGTCACAGTCGTCAAACACCAGGACATTGCCTTCACCACTGTAGTTGTAAAGCTTGCAATACAAACCAATGGCACTCATTGCACCTTTAACAACTTCATAACGTGGGCGACGTCCACCAATCTTGTCAAACATGGCGCTCTTGTCAAGTACCTTTTCAACACCAAAGCTCTTACCTACGCCTGGAGGGCCTACAACAATCATAGCACGGACGGTACCGTCTACAGCACCTTCTGTCATCTCTTCCAAGATGTCAAAACGTTCACGGATGCGCTCAATTGCTTGTTCATCTGTCTCTAATTGCATTGCTTTTTCCTTGCGCTTAGGGGTTTCATAATTGGCTTCAATGCTGGTGGTAGTGGCGCAATCTGCGGCACTAGCCGGAATCACGTCTTGCATAGAAGAAACTTTAATACGAACAACTTCTGGCATTCCTGGGAAGGCTCCGTTGTTTTTAACAGTAACATAGCCGGCGCCGTCGGTACCTTCTTTGAAATCTGCTACTAGTTGAAATGTTTGGCCTGTAACATTGAAGTTACGATATTTGCCATCGTTAATAGTAATGTAAGCTGACATTTTGATTTCCTTTGCGTGGAATGATTAAACAATAACTCTATTATATGCGCTTTTGGAACAATTAGCAACCTCTTTTTTTGTTATGTTGCTTTTACGCAACACAGATTGCTTTAAACTCTTTTTGCTGTCCATGTATTGATTATAAGCGATCTTGAGCCAAAGGTCAAGTGATTTTTACCAGTTTTTTGTTGTATTTTAGCCACAAGAAAAGTAGTACTAAGTACTACTCTAAAGATTGTCTATTTTTTAAGCAGATTAGCGAAGCTCTGCGTCTTCCATGCCTGCCACACGTAGCTTGACAACATTGGTAATCTGCCATTGCTTGTTGTCCAGTGCTTTGGTAAGGCCAATAAATTTATTCCTTACCAGTGCAAACTCATTTACAATACTGTCCATGTCTGCTACTTCTGGTTCACCGTCAACATACTTCTCTGCATCACGACTTGTCAATGCTCTGTTGTAGTGTTCTGTAAATTGACGGAACTTTGCACTACGAAGTTTACGCAATTCAATATTGAGTTGTTCAAGTATGGCTTCAACTTCCTGTAACTGGTTAAAGCGATACTCTACTATGCCTGGCATTTCCCTTGCGGCTTTTTCTAAGCTTCCGGTGATATGTAATTCGTAACGACCTTGTTGAAGTTCATTTTCAAAAAAAGCAATACAATCAGGAAGCGCACCGATATTTGCTGTAACCTTCCTGTACCATTGGCTCATTAGAAATCCTCTTCTGTGTCGTCTTCTGTTTCTTCATCGCCTAGCAATTCAGCAAAGGCACTATGTAATGCACTGTCAGCCTCTCCGGCATCTTCTCTGGATTGTTCTAAGTCAACAAAGTCTTCTGCGGCTCTAAGGAAGCTAAGTGCCGCATCGTTTCTTTCTTTCTTATCAATGTAGGGTTTGATTGCAAGCCACATTTGAGCTAGCATTTCTCCTGAATCAATCATTATAATTTTATCTCCAATTTTGTATCAAATTGATAACTGCGATACTTAGTCAATACATTACTTTTGTTTAGCCATTCTTGCCAGGTAATCAGTGTTATGGATCCACTTGTTTCTAACCAAGAATCCCCATTCTCTTTTTTGCGGACCTGGTATAAACAATGTCCATGCTGTCACTTCAGGATTTAAATCAATTCTATGATAACTGGTTGCTTTGCAAATACGAAAATGCCCAGGGCCTCTCCACTTGCAAATTTCTGTCATTTTTTTATTGTCTTTATCATAGTAAGGAACCCACTCGTAGTAGCCGCCTTTTAGAATTAGTGTAAAGTATGGCCATGGATGGTCATGTAGGTGGTCTGGATCGCTTTTAAGAAACTTATGCACAAAGATATTAAACGGGAACCATGTACGATCTTTAAGAAACACATAGTAGCGTTCAAGATATGGTTCATCGCTTTGCCTATCCATAATGACTCTATGGCGTCCTAGGCGTTGCATAAGTTTTTTAATCATAATATATTATAGCAGAAGTTACCGTTAAGGCCAATGGGGAGTTTCGCCAAGTAAGACGCGAATGGATTGAAACTCTTTCCATGCGGTTCTATACATTTCATTTTCTTTGAGCATTTCATGGTGTCGATTCCAATTTTCAGCAAAGTAATGTCCAACACTGCCAGTGCTGTTTAGCCCTTGACGGTTTAGGCGATCTGCATGTTCCATTGCATTGATAATCATTATCTCAGATCGACGAAGACGCTCAACTGTTCTTTCATCTATTTCAACTTGATATATCTGCTCAATCTCAGGTGCCCAGTTGATATGATCTTCTTGTTTTTCTTCTATCCATTGATAATATGAAGGTAGCTTGGCGCGGCGCAAGGTGTATTGACCTGTGATCTTTACACCTTGCTTCCTTAACCATTCTTCATGGTCTGTTGACATTTATTCCTCGACTAGTTCAGGGGCTTCTTGTGGAGTAGCCTTGTCAAACATGTGCGGATTAGCAGTAATATTTGCCATCACTGTGTCTAAGCATCCATCGTCATTGCGTTCCCATCCCTTGCGGAACTTCTTGATGATTTCGCCTTCTGGTGTTGTGTAAACAAGACTATTGCCTTCTTTCTTCAACATGCCTTTGCCTTCAATCAAGTCAGTTAGGCCACTGTAAGGATTCATACCTGTTTCGTATGGAATCTTAACTTGCACACTTTCAAAAGGTTTGGCATAACGTGTTTTCATAATCTTACATGCGGCACGAATACCTTGGACTGTGGTTGTTTTGCCACCATCCTCATCTTCTTTTAGCTTTAGTTTACGCATAGCAACAACAATAGAGCTAGCGTAGATAAAGCCTTGACCACCTGAGATCTTGTCATCTGGATCAAACATGTCTTGTGATGCGTATGTGTGGTTGGTACATACCAAGCCCAAGTTCAAGTCGCCAAACATGTTGACACAGTTACGAACAAGTGCGGTTAATGCTTTGGGCTTACGACCCATGTCACCTTTCATGTCACCTGCGTTGAACTGATTAACGTCTGTTGGTGTCAACAACATACCTAATGAGTCAAGCACAAACAATACTTTAGGGCGACTGTCTTCTGGCATGGCCTTGTATTGAGTAACAAATTCGCTAATCATTTTAGCAACGTCATCGATCATGGCCATGTTAAGTTTTAACAACTTATCTTCTGCTGTGTCTACGCCAAGTGCGTGTAACCACTTCTCATCTAGGGCGTTTTCTGTGTCAATTAAGATAGGGAAGATGCCTTTCTTTTGTGCGTTGGCAACCAAGTTGCCTGAGCAGATAAAACTTTTACCTGCTCCTGATTCGCCAGCAAACACAGTGACTTTGCCCATTGGGATACCATTGTTAAAGTCACCACTGATCAAGTAGTTTAGTGCGTAGTTGTTTGTTGATACCCAATCAGTTGGGTCATTAAAGCCTACAGAGAGGCCTTCGATACTTTTTGTAATGCTCTTTCTAAATTTAGAGACATCAAATGCTTTTGTCATATTATTCCTTTAAGATGAAAATGAGGGCAGATCACTACCCTCATTATGTTCAATTAAGCTGAACGGCTACGAATCATCTTAAGAATGTCGTCAACGCTGGGCTTTGCGCCTGCTTCAGCGGCAGGAGCGGCCGCAGTTGTTGCTTGTGGTGCAGGAGTCGGAGCAGGACGAGCCGCAACAGGTGCTGGCTTGCTTGCTACTGTATCTTCATCAGGATCTGCTACTGCGCCAGTTGCGTTGGCAATCTGAACGCCACTTGGACGGTAAAACTTGCTCCACTTTTCTGGATCATACAACTGACCATCTACACTGGCTTCAAACATTTCCATGATGGCTCTTTGCTCATCAAT